ATCAAGTACATTGGTATGTAAATGGTCAGTATGTGATGAGCAGACAACATTCAGGAAATGTTACCAATCAGGAAGTGTATCTAAATGCTTGGCTCAAGGGAGGTGATGAGGTTCAGATGAGATTCTCACCGCCTATAGATTGGGGAGGAGAGACAATAACCATTACAGGAAGCAGCATATCGGGAAGACCTTCAGAGAATGCGGATGATGTATTTACGGCTACAACAAGCACATCTCAATCATTCACTACTGATGTGGCGATGAGCGATCAGATGCCAGAGCAGAAGGTATATGACTTCCTTCTAGGTCTAGTGAAGATGTTTAATCTAGTCATTGAGCCTACAAGCAGAACGAAGTTCAATGTAGAACCGCTAAATGATTGGTATGCTTTAGGATCTAATTATGATGTTACGGATCATGTGGATGTTACTTCAGAGAAGGTAACAAGACCTGAACTATATAAGAGGCTATCATTTAACTATCAGGAGTCAGGATCATATCTAGAAGAGGCTTATAGAAATACCAACGGAGGGATAGGATATGGAGATGTGAGAGCAGACTTTACCTTTGATGGAGGCGAGTTGAATACGGAAGCAACATTTGAGTTGATGAAATATCAGAAGCTAAATGACCTCAGCGGAGGTGTTACGGCATTCCTAGTAGGCAAGAGTATTGATAAGGAGATAAAGCCTTATATCGGTCAGCCTGTAATCTTCTATTCACCTTCTACATTGAGCATATCTTCTAAGCCAATAGGATTCTTAGATGAGACAGGATTAACAGATTCAAATCCTAGTAACCAAGTGTATCTATGTGGGAATATAAACAACAGAGTTGCAGCAAGTGTAACACAGATGCTAACCTATGGACTTGAAGTTGATCCTTTTCACGAACAAAGTTTCATACAGACCTTATACAATCAATTCTGGGAAGATTATATCACAGATCTCTATTCAACTAGCAGAAGGGTATACTCAATGAAGGCAATCCTTCCTTTTAAGGTCGCTGCTCAGTTGAGGATGAATGACAAGCTAGACATCTCAGGAAGGAGATACATCATTAATCAGATCCAAATAAACCTCAGAACAGAGGAGGCTACTTTGGAACTTCTAAACGATGTGTGATGGAGTTGGGTTTTATAATTGAGCAACTTCAGAAAACAGATGCTATTGATCAGGATACGAGTGTAGCAAAAGGAGAGTGGAAGATTATCACTAAATGGAGTGAAGCTAAAGAACAAATTAGATGTCAGTTAAGAAAGAAATAGAAATCAATGTAAATTCTAAAGGTGCTAAGAAGGGCATTGACGATGTTAGTAATAGCATTGATGGTGCTTCAGAGGCAACAAGTGGACTATCAGGATCTCTAGATAAGATGACAGGCGGTGCTATCTCAGGATTTAAGGGTGTAGTATCAGGAGCGAAGAAAGGTGTAATGGCTATGAAGTCTCTGAAGGTTGCAATCGCAGCAACAGGGATCGGTGCTATTGTCATTGCGGTAGTAGCCTTAGGAAAGGCATTTACTTCAAGTGAGGAAGGGCAAAACAAGTTTGCTAAGATCATGGGAGTGATCGGATCCATAACAGGAAACTTAGTTGATATTCTCGCTAATTTAGGAGAGAAAATTATATCAGTATTTGAGAATCCTAAACAAGCGTTAAAAGACTTCGGCAAACTCCTTAAGGACAATATCCAGAATAGAGTTGAGGGAATGCTTGAGCTTTTACCCGCTTTAGGCAAGGCGATATCTTTAGCGTTTCGTGGTAGGTTTAAAGATGCAGCGAAAACCGCTGCTGATGCAGCAGGAAAGGTTGCGTTAGGTGTAGAGAATGTTACAGATAAGATTGCTGAGGCTACTAATAAGACAGGAGAGTTCATTGCTGAACTTCAGAGAGAGGCAGTCATAGCAGGTCAGATCGCAGACAAGAGAGCAGCAGCAGATAAGAAAGAGAGAGCATTAATTGTTGAAAGAGCAAAGGCAAATAGAACTCGTGCGGATCTTTTAGAGAAAGCCGTTAATAAGGAACTATATACTGCTGAGGAGCGCATAGCATTTCTGGAACAAGCAGGTCAGTTAGAGGATGAGATAACTAACAAAGAGATTGAAGCAGCTAAGTTAAGATACGATGCTAAGGTTGCTGAAAATGCTTTAGCTAAAAGCACAAAGGAAGATCTAGATGAAGAGGCTGCATTAAAGGCTAAGTTGATAAACCTTGAGACTGCTAAATTAACAAAACAGAAGTTAGTAACATCTCAGATTGTAGCTGCTAAGAAACAACAGGAAGCAGAAGAAAAGGCTATCCAAGCAGAGATAGATAAAACAAATGCTGAGAGTGCAGCAGCCGAACAAGAGGCTATAAAAGCAGAAGCCGAAGCAAGACAGAAGATTCTTGAGGCTACCTTAGGAGCGCAGGATCTGGAGTTGATGAAAGCGAAGGATAAGTATCAGGCACTTATTGAGGAGGCTGAGAAGTATGGTATTGATACAACGAATCTAGTAACTGCTCAAGCAGAAGAGATTAATAAGATCAACGCTAAATACGACAAGGAGGATTCTGATCGTAAAAAGAAGAAAGCAGCAGATGACAAAGCGGTTCAGGAGGCTACCTTAGGTGCTATATCAGGAGCACTAGGATCTTTAAGTGAATTAGCAGGTAAGGATGCAGCGAGTGGTAAGGCTATAAGTGCTGCTCAGGCAGTAATTAATACTTACTTAGGTGCTACAAAGGCATTAGGTCAGGGAGGTATTGCAGGTCCAATTGCTGCGGCAGGAGTAGTTGCTTCAGGTATTGCATCTATCAGAAAGATATACGCTACTAAGATTCCTGCAACGGCAGGAGGAGGAGGAGCAACAACACCTAGACCACAGGTCTCAGTACCTAGTATAAACCCTAGATTATCGTTTGATACTCAGGCAGCAGATCTAGGTAATCAGATCAGTCAATCATTAGATAGATCTCCTGTGAGAGCGTATGTAGTTAATCAGGATGTGCAGACTGCTGAGAAGATGGATAGAAAAATAAAGGAAACGGCAACAATAGGATAGATATGAAGTTTTTTGAATTAGTGTTAGATGAGGAGAAACTCCTTCACGGTATAGATGCAATCTCCATTGTGGAGCATCCTGCTATTGAGGAGGACTTTATCACGATGAGTAAAGATCACAAGTTTGAATTTAAGGAGATAGATCAGGAGAAGAAGATTCTGATGGGTGCTGCTATGATTCCAGAGAAGCCGATCTATAGAGTGGATGGTGATCAGGAGTATTATGTATTCTTTACGAAGGAAACGATAAAGAGAGCCTCTGAATTATATTTGATGAATGGTAAGCAGGGAAATGCTACGCTAGAACATCAGGAAAAGATCTCAGGCTTATCATTGGTTGAGAGTTGGATCATTGAAGATCCTGAAAAAGATAAGAGCAGAGCGTATGGCTTAGAGTATCCTGTGGGAACTTGGATGGTAAGTATGAAGGTCAATAATGAGGATATCTGGGAAGAATATGTCAAAAGCGGGAAGGTCAAAGGATTCAGCATTGAGGGATGGTTCATGCAGAGAGAGTCTGCTATTGAAATCAATACAGAATTATCTAGAATTGAATCAGCAGAATCAGAACACTTACTCTCGCTTTATCTTCTGGGAATAACTAAGGGAGTTCTAAAGAACGATAAGAGATACAAGAATGGAAAGAAGTTGGAAATGGAATCATACAGAGACTATCCTGATTCAGTTTCTAACAATGCCAAGAAAGGGATCGCACTCAATGAGAAGCAAGGGAACAAATGTGCTACTCAAGTGGGTAAAGTCAGAGCGCAGCAGCTAATGCAAAAGCAACCTCTATCAGTTGAGACTATTAAGAGAATGCATTCTTACTTAAGCAGAGCGCAGGAATACTATGATGAGGGAGATACGACATCTTGCGGATATATCTCGTATATGTTATGGGGAGGATTATCTGCTAAGAGATGGGCAGAGAGTAAATTGAAGGAATTGGATCAGATATGAAAATGACCCAAAATTGTAATAAATCGTTGTTTAATTAGAAAAGTTCAGAAAAATGAATCTACAAGAAGTGTTCAAAAAGATTGAGATGGCTTTGACTCCTCAGGAAACTCCTGAAGTTCAGGAAGAAGTAAAAGTTGAAATGGCTACAATGAAACTCGCAGGAGGTGTTGTAGTAGAAGCAGAAGCGTTTGAAGCAGGTGAGAATGTATTCTTAGTTGGTGAAGATGATGAGAAGGTAGCTGCTCCTGTTGGAGAGCATGAGTTAGAAGATGGTCGTATTCTTTGTATTGAAGAAGAGGGTGTCATCTACGAGATCAAAGAGGCTGGTGCTGCTGAAGAAGTTGTTGAAGAAGAAGCAACAGAGGAAGTTATGGAAGAGGAAGAGATGTCATATGTAAGCAAAGAAGAGTTCACTGCTGCTATTGACGAGGTTAAGGAAATGATCGCAGCTATGATGCCTAAGGAAGAGCAATCTGCTGATGAAGTTTCTGAAGAGGTTCAAATGAATGAAGAAGCTACTGAAGAGGTAGTTGAGGAGAAGGTAGAGATGAGTGCTGATGAAGTACCTGCTGCTAAGAAGGTCGCTGCTGCTCCTGTAGAAAAGAAACCAGAGATGCACAAGTTTGCGAATAAAGGTCGCAAAGATTCTTTGGCTCGTGTTTTAAGTAAGTTATCATAATTAAATAAAGAAGAAAAATGGCTACAACCACTTCAATTACTACCACATATGCTGGTGAATTTGCAGGGAAATATGTTTCTGCTGCATTATTAAGTGCCGATACACTTGAGGGTGGCGGTATTACTATCAAACCTAATGTAAAGTACAAAGAGGTACTAAAGACTTTGTCTTTGGATGCAATCGTTAAGGATTCAACTTGCGATTTTACTGATACTTCTACATTGACTCTTGCTGAGAAGGTTCTTACTCCTGAGGAGTTCCAAGTGAACCTTGAGTTGTGTAAGAGCGACTTTGTAAGCGATTGGGAAGCAATCTCAATGGGTTACTCTGCTTTTGATGAATTACCTTCTAACTTCTCTGACTACTTGATCGGTCATGTTGCTGCTAAAGTTGCTCAGAAGATGGAACAAAACATCTGGAATGGTACTAACGCTACTGCAGGTGAGTTTGATGGTATCACTAAATTATTGGCTGCAGATGGAACTGTAGTAGATGTAACAGGTACTGCTGTAACTGCTGCAAATGTTATTACTGAGATGGGTAAAGTAGTTGATGCTATCCCAACCGCAGTATACGGAAAAGAAGATCTTTACATCTATGTAGCATCTAATGTTGCTCGTGCTTATGTTCGTGCGTTAGGTGGATTCGGTGCTTCAGGTCTTGGTGCTAATGGTGTGAATAACGAAGGTACTACTTGGTTCAACGGAGGCGATTTAGCTTTTGATGGCGTTAAGTTGTTCGTTTGTTCAGGTATGGCTAACAACACTATGGTAGCTGCTCAGAAGAGCAACTTGTTCTTCGGTACAGGTTTGTTGGCTGACCATAACGAAGTGAAACTTATT